ATCGCTTTTGTGCACCACGCTTGCCATCCAGATAGCCACCCATCACGCGCAAATATTCGGGTGACTTCTTGACACCCAACTTCTTTGCAATGCCCCAGACGGACTTTTCTGTATGGCGTCCAAGAATTCTGATAATTTCGGAATTCTTGGTGTCGGGATACAACTTGCGCACGATGTCCTTCTCGGCATCCGTCCAAAACACCTTGGGCGGCAAAATGCCACGGCTTTTGGTCATGCGGCACCGCCTTTCGCCTCAACCGAATCCACCACCCACTGAGCCGGTTTGCTTTTTGGAAAACTCACCTCGATCGTTTGCGCTACGGCCACCCGTTCGGCATGCTTTGGGCAAGTCGCTTCGACGTTGATGTAACCCTTTGTTTTTCCACCTCTGCGGTGCAACTGCACCCGGTAGGCCGTCAATGTCGGCGCACTCATGCCGCACTCCAATCCACCGCGCATCTAGTGTGCCCAGGCGCATCCAGAGCCGTCAGCAGCGGCACCATGGCCCGCATTTGCGAATCACTGAAGTGCGCAATATCAATGCCCAGCGCCTGCGCAATCGAACGCTCCAGCAGCGCGCCGCGGCTCTCGGCCCAGCCTGGCAGCAGCACAATGCACTCGCACTGCACCAGTTGCACCAACGCCATGCGCATATAGCCAGCCCACGTGCCACAGGGTGGGGTAGAGTTCTCAGCCGGGTTCAGCACTTCATGACCCAGCTCGCGCAGGCGCTTGGCCACGGCGTTGAACAACGGGTAGTTAAATTCGGGCAGGCCAGTCATTGGGCCAGCAACGTAAATCTTCATACCGCAACCTCGCCAATATCATCAGCCAACTCATAGCCCACACCTGGCAGATAGACCACCAGTTTGGCCGTCACCGCAGACTCAAGCGCGGCAAACACAGCCCACAACGGCACCCCCAGCGCCATGCAAATAGCGCCTGTCTTCATGGGTTGATTGCGCCGCAGCACTGCCAGCACCTGCAACCTCAACTCCTCCACTCGGTAAACCTGGTCACCCATCACAAACCCCTTTCCTTGATTGATTAAAAATCGCGTCTGGCCAAGCGCTGCATATCGTCTGCCACTGCAAAAATCAGCCGATACAGCAACCAGTTACGCAGCCGGCGCAGGTGCTTTGACCTGGCCATCAGAGCGGCTGGCATGGCATTGGTAGCTGTATGCAACGCAGCCCAAAACCGCATCTTCACAGCCGCCGCCCCATGACCTGCGCAGAGCGTGGTGCCACAAACAGCACCGGGCGCGTCTGCAGCCGCAGGCAACTCGCGCCCCTGGCCAGCCCAAACACCCGCTCCATCTGGTCCATGGCATCGCGGTTATCACGAGCCAGCACCCGCGCCTTGCGCCGGTGGCCAGCTTCATCGAAATGCGTTACAGCGAAGTACATGACTCAACCCCTTGCACAATGCTTTTCCACTGCAGGCGCAGCGGCTCCACTGCATCAGCCGCCTTGAGCAAAGCATGAGCCACAATCCTTGCTTGTTCTGGATCAAACCGAGCCCCAAAGCTGAATGACGCAACGTCTGCCGACAAATGCACCGCGGGTGGCGCAAAACTATTACTCGCATGGAAATAAGAAATCACTTCCACACGAGTTTGAAATGATTCACCATTCACGTCACTGGTAAACCCATGCCCATGACGTTCCCAGTGCGAATCCATCAGCGCCGCCACATTGGCAAACTTGTCTACATCCTGCTGCTCATCAAGCAAAGTAATTGACTCATCCATGACACACCCCCATTGAAAATCGGCGTGCATCGGCCTGGCGCATGCGACCACCGGCCACCAGCTGCAGCTCGCGGCCAAATTCCTCACGGCTCATTTGGGTGTAAATGCCGGTGCTGGCGATCGACGCATGCCCCAGAGCCAGTTGCGCCACCTTCAGTGGGTTATTGCCGCGCGACCGGCGGATGATGTTCACCCCACGGGTATGGCGCAGCCAGTGTGGGCTCACGCCATCAGGCAGATCGGCCAGGCTAGCCCAATGCTTCATGCGGGCTTGGAACGACCGCACCGACATATGCTCATGCAGAGCCTTGCCGCCGACAATGCCGCAACGTCCCCACAGCAGCGGGGCCACAGCACCCGGCTCCATATCAATACAGGGGCGCAGTTCAGCATTGAGATCAATCAGCGCCCCCAGACTATCGCGCACCGGGTTCGTCACCATGTATTCATGCGGCACCCGCTTGGCCTCGCGCTTAGCCTCACCCTCCTTGCAGGCAAAACCCTTGCCCTTGCGCTGATCCGCCCGAATGCTCAGCCACCCGGTTGCCAAAGCTAGCTCAGCCTGGCCCAGCTCCAACGTGGCCAGCTCATTGACCCGCATACCCGTCTCGATCAACAGACGCACCCAGTGATAGTCCCGTTGCGCCAACAGCCCCGCCTGCTCCTTCATCGCCTTGAGCAGCCGGCGCTGCTCCTCGTCCGTCAAATATCGTTTCAGCATTCCCATGATCGTGTCCTTTCGTTTTTAATTCACCATCCAAAACCAGCCCCAGACCCGACAGCACCAGGGCCAGAACCATCCCACTGAGCCAAGCCATGATCTGCGTCATGCCCTGAGCTCCGTGTTTTCAGTGCCCCGCAGCAACAGCTGCCGGGCGCACAAACGCAAGCACTTGCCCGCCACGGGGTCTGCCAGCGCTGCGCTTACCGTCTTGTAATTTCTGCGTACCGTGGGCGACCTCAAGAACAGCACCTCGGCCTTGGCCAACACAGCCGCCTCGTCCACCGGTAGTGCCAGCGGCACCTGAATTTGTTTGTTCACAGCGCACCCCTTGAGCCTTCAAAGCTTCAAAAATCGCATTGCCAAACAGCGCGCACACCGCCCGTGCCGCCACCCGTTCATCCACACACAAACCAGCATCAAGCTGGGCGTGCATCACAGAACGCTTAGTCATCTACCAAGCCCTCCAACCGGTGCACCAGCGTCATCAGCGCCTCAATCACATCTAGCGCCTCGCCCCGTATCTCCGCCAGTTCCAACACACTGAATCGCTTGTCCAGCAAAGCGCTGCGCAGCACCCGGTGGAAGTCGCCGGTTTCTGCTCCAAAGCCGGTCACCAGTTCTAACAGCGCCTCATCGCTCATGCGCCCCGTATGCCGGATGTCAAATGCAGCCCGGCCAAACTGCTCATTCAGCGCATCGAGCACCCTGAAGTCTTCCGTCAGCCTGGTGGCCAACATCACATCGCGCAGCGTGGGCTGGTGGTGCGTGTCGTCGTCGCTATCGGCCTTGTTGTAAAGAGTGCCGGGCTTCAAGCCCATCTTTTCAGCCAAGGCAGGCACGCCGTGGGCGTAGCACAGCTGGCGGAAGGCCTCATGTGGGTTGGCCGGATGGCCAGTGGGTACGTTTTTGAATTTCATGGGGTAGGTCTCAGGGTTTTGTCACTTGCGTTGATATGAGATGTGTTGGACGATCACGCCATGAATCACGCAGCCGATCGCTCAGTCCTTGACCGTTTAAAGCTTTCGCCCAAACGAATGCAAAGCTCAGAGGTTCTGCTGCGCCCTTGCGCAGCACAAGCTGCGTCCAGTTTTTTCAACAAAACCGGAGGAACTCGGACTAATACCGGTACTGGTGCCGGTGGTTTTTTCTTCAATTTCTTACTCCTATGAAATCACTTGGTATCAACGATATCACGTGATTTCATTTTTAGCAAGTATTTTTCAAACTTTTTGTGTTTGACAGAAAATGCACGAAATAAAGAACTACGCCGTTATGGAAAAACCCGATAAGAACAACGATGCAATCCTTTTGCGCTTGCCAAAAGAACTCAAGGAAGAACTGCAAAAGCAGGCGAATATCAACGGGCGAAGAATCACCGCTGAAATCAACACTCGCCTAAGAATCAGCCTAGGCGCCAACGGCCCAACGCTGCAAACCATCCTCGCCCGCGAAGCATTCGCAGACAAAACACCAGGCATTGCGCCCAGTGCCCCCACACCATCAACCGGCCCCGATGGTCAGGCCGTTACTCTCTCGGGCATCGACATGGCCATGTTGCGCATATTTCACTCGCTGCCGGTGGAAAAGCAGCTTGCGCTAGTATCTTTATTCAAATAGCGTTTCCAAATTCACCTCGGCCACCCCTCCCTCAAGGTAACGATGTCGTTGACGTGCCCGTCAGCCGCTGCTGCCAGCTCTTGATACGCTGTAGCGCTGTCGTTGAGTAGCTGGCTGGCGGTAGTGGCTCCTGCAATGCAGGCATCAAGACTGACGGCAGCGGCTCGCAGGCTTGTGGCGGCGGCGTCGCGCAGCCCATCAAGACCAGCACGGGCCCGATCAGCATCAGCGCGCAGACCAGCAGCACGACGAGCCGAGTTATTCTGCGCTGTGATGACTGCTGCCTGATTTCGCTCAAATGCCTTGAAAGCTGCCCGTTGGTCAATTGCGATCTGCTCTGCACGTTGGGTCTCCTTTGCGCCATAGCGCCAACTTTGAACTTGCCAGGCGCTACCAAAGGCCAGCGCGGCGGATACAAGGACTGCGATCAGGGTGAGGTTCACGTCATCACCATTGCATATTTATCTGAGCGCACCGTCAGTACCATGGTGACGTGCTCACGATTGATGTCACACGCGCTGCGCTGGCCATAAAGCGGTGTTCGGCTCTTCAGGCAAGTTTGCTCAACATGCCCGAACCATTTTTGCGGGTCGCAGCCTGCCTTGATCTGGCAGGCCCGGCGCTCTGACTGCACGCCAGCCAAGCCGCCGTTGTAGGCGGCGTCTGCAAAGGCCAGTCTGATGCCGGGATCCGTTACTGTGCGCAGCGCCTGGTAATTGGCTCGCGACATGAGCACGATGGCACGCAGTTGCAAGTCTGGGCGGCTGTACACGTTTTGCCAGGACCAATCGCTCAGATCAGGATACTGGCGGCGCATGTCGGCCAGACTGTCAAAGCGCAAGGTACCGTCTGACCGGTAGGCGCGGGTGATTTGCCCTAAGCCTGCGCCCTCCTCTCGCGCTGTTTTAAGGCTCGACGTGGGGCTCCAACACCGGCTACTTGTCAGGTTGGGGCAGCTTTCCTGCTCCGCCAGACCTGCCAGCACCACCGCCCGTGGGTGATCTGGCCAGTACTTGCGTTGCTCATACCGCAGCATGGGTGCAAATGTCTTGGCTTGTGCCGGCACAAACGTGCGCACGTCCACCGCTGCATGGGCGCTTTTTCCAAACAGGCCCAGCATGCCGTTAAGCACCATAGCCAACGCAATCAGGGCCAGTCCAGCGCCCACCGGGGATTTAGCAGCCTCAGTGAACAGGCGCTCCATATCGGCGGCCTTATAGTCAAACAGCGCTTTGCGCGCCAGGTGCGCAAAGGCAATGGCAATGATGGGTGTAGCCAGGCCCAGCAGCACCATGCCGGTGCCAATGCCGTGATCGGGATCAGTGGCTAGCAGGGCAAGCAGCACGGCAGCGGAGCCCGCCCAGGTGAAGATATGGCGTTGTCTCATTTCGGACCCTCAAGGAAGTGTTTCCAGCCAGCGATAAGCATGAATCCTACGAAGCAAAGCAATCCCCACTTGCCAAGCTCAACGCGCATGGTTTTCCAGAACTGCGCTGACTCTTCAGCCTTTTTGATTACTGCTTCATGGTGGGCTCGGTGTCCTTGTGGATCGCCTGCGGGGAACGCTTTTGACATCAAGTCAGTGATTGCCAAAGCCAGA